ATTTCTACCTTTCGCAAGGTAGTCGCGTTGTGCGCCCATCTGGGAATGTATTGGTGTGAGTTGCTCGTAAGAGCACGGGAAGTCTGCGCTATGTTAACACATCACTGTGCAGGAGAATCATTATGACCAGAGAAAGAAGTAGATATAATGTCTACCCCGTTACGGATACTGGTGAAGCAGCAAAAATACCGCAGCCAAGCGGACCTCGGTCCGTAGTGCATTCGGCAGATGTTGTCACCCAGTCTGAGTTCGAATCCATAACCGACGTTGAAGTCGGTGGATTCTATCGGAAACGTAACGCTGGTGAAATAATGGTCAACCCTGTAACACATGTTAAAACCTCTATCAAAACGACCGGGGGTGGACGATTAAAATTCGTCCGAACCGGAAGTGGAGATATCTATGACTACACGTGTGATAATTTTACACGTTTCGCGACTACTATGTGGCCACTGCAAAGTGTCCCAGACGAGCCGTTACCGTCGTATGATATGATCGCTGCTGCGCGCTTACAAGCGCTAGGCAACGTTGATAGATCGCCGTACTCGTTCGCGGAGGACATAGCTGAAATGCATAAAACTCTCAATTTTCTGAGAGCCCCTTTAACTTCGTTGCGGAAATTATCGCAACTTATGAGAAAGGATGTAAAGACGCTATTAAGCAAGAATCTGAATATGAGGCGAGCCGATGCAATTGCAAAGGTTTGGCTTCAATATCAGTTCGCGCTAATGCCGCTAGTTCGTAGTGCCAACGACCTCGTAGAGGCTGTTGGCGACAAGACTACTCGCCCAACAAGGCGAACAGCACGTGGAGGCTCCGAATTTCTCGGAGACGATATGGTGAATGGGGTCCTAGGATCCTACCACCAGTCAGAGGCAACGATTTCTGTTGTTGCCAATGTCCGTGCTGGTATCTTGTACGAAGTTACCAATCCGTTAAACGATTGGCAGTTCAAGTACGGTTTGAGGTTCAAGAATATACCTGAGGTTCTCTGGGCAATTTTCCCTTATAGCTTCATGGTAGATAGGATGTTTAATCTTACACAGTCTGTGCGAGGTTTGACATCTTTTCTGGACCCCAATGTTAATATTTTGGGCGCGTGGAATTCAAGTTCGAAGACCACAACATCGACGCTGTCTTATTTAAATTACGACAGTCCGATTGTCCAAACCATGATCCAGATGACTCCTGACATTGAGACCACAATAGTGGACGAATACGTCAGGGATCCCTGGACACCGTCTTTCAACGACTTAGTGCCGGAAATTCGGCTTAAGGGATTGATTGACACCTCAACAAAAATTGCTGATCTGTCGGCCCTAATATGGGCTAACATAAGGTAATCAACCATAGGAGTAGGCAAAATGCCTATCAACAATGCTTCGGTTCCGATCGGAGGAGTCTACACACCAGCAGGTGGTGTTGCAACATCGATTGTAAGCTTAGGGTCAACTATTGACTCGAATAAGTTTTACATCAATGGAAGTGAGGATTTGATCTTGAGAAAGACCATTCTCGCCACTTCAAAGTCGCCAAGCCCGAGCTCGGGTGCCCCTAACGGGTACACGCAGCAACGGACGGCCGTTGTAGTCCATGTTCCAATGTTATTGGATAATGGTAACTACACTACCAACACTATACGCGTCGAGATCTCTTATGATCCCGAAGCTGACAGTGACGAGAGAGCCTATCTTCGTGAATGGCTTTCTCACATGGGTAGTGATGCAGATTTCGATCTGCTGTTCTACAACGGGTCGGTGGCATAGTGAAGCGCGACTCATTTTGTAATCTACCCTTCATGGGCAGGCTACGAGTTGTTCTTCTTAGTTCACTTGCAACGTGTAGCGCAACCTTAACTGGTTGCTCATCTACACAAGCAGTGGACGACTATGTCCGTGAGCATAATATCTTAGGCGAACGCGTATGCAATGCGCAAGCCGACGATGTTAGCTCCGACGACATCCTCGCAAGAGGATGTCCGGCGGATCTTGCTAAACTCGACATTACAGGGAATACCCAAAATGAAGAGAAAGACTCAAACCTCCAAGAGGAAGCTCTTTGACCCTGACGAAATCGCGACAGCGATTAGCCAGAACCTAAATAGTGACCTCAAATCCCCACAACAGTTGTATGGGGGATCTAATGAACTCCAGGAGTTCTTTTCAAAGGTACAACAAACCGCATGTCTTAAAAAATATGTGGCTTGTTCTAGTAACCAAGATGGTCTCGAAAAGAAGGCATATGCCGACTTTCTTGAGACTAACAGCCGTATGGGCGAAGTTAACCGGAAATTCCGGGTCCCTCGCGACATACAGGCTGGACATCTAAGTCCCTTAGAGCTTTTGCTCGTAAGAGCCCGTGCACTTGTGCACTGGACATTAAGGGATGTTACTTGGAGTGAAGTAGCCGACAACGCTTCCCATTCGGGTGGCGTCACAAAGGGTGTTCGATTCTTCGATACATCCGTTGAGGCTAAGTTCACTTTTCCAATGAGTACGACAACTGGAGCTGCTTCTTTGTTCCGTCAATACATGGTCGAATACAGTCAGTATTCAGCCGCCATTCAAAATTTAGATGGCCAGGGCAAAGGTTTTGCCGAGATGTTTGACTTCACTGAAGCGTCACGAGCTACAACCGTTGACAAGACTGACGATAAGCGTCGCATGATTGCCATCGAACCTACTGTTAATATGTTTTTTCAGCAGGCTTTGATGAAAATTATGTATACGCGCTTATCTGACGTCGGACTTGACGTAGAGAGTTTGCCCGAAAGACATCAGGAACTTGCATATAGAGGGTCCGTGGATGGCAATTTAGCCACCATTGATTTCTCTTCTGCAAGTGATTGTGTCTCTATAGCTTTGCTCAGGTATTTGCTTCCTGAGTCTTGGCGAAGGTATCTAATCATGGTCCGCTGCCCGAGTATGGAATTATCGGGAGAATCAGTAGACCTTAATATGATTAGTACAATGGGTAACGCGGGAACGTTTCCGCTGGAGACTCTCGTATTCTGGAGTATAGGTGTAGCAACAGTTATGCAAAGAACGCGGACAAATCCGTATTCCCTTCTCAGTTTACCTGAGGAGCGGGACTCGGTGTCTGTATTCGGCGATGACTGTATACTGCCGACGGCCGATGCGTTGTCCTTCATGGACAATGCAAGAGCCTTAGGGTTTATCGTCAACGAGGAGAAATCCTTTTATGATGATAGCACCCGCTTCAGAGAGAGCTGTGGAGGTGATTACCTCCGTGGTTCAAACGTGCGGCCTTTTAGTTTAAAGGCCCCTACCTCAACCCGTATAAGTGCTCTAGAGCCTTGGTTGTACATCATATTAAACGGCGTTCTACCAAAATACGAATCGTATTTTGGCGCGCCGACTTATGTGTACGAAAAGGCTCTTCTTGAGTACCTGTTTGGGTTGTTCCGGAAACACAAGCTGAAGGTCAAGCTTGTACCCCCGGATTTTCCTGATGACGCTGGTCTAAAAAGTTTAGATTGGCGTAGACTCCGTTCGACGTATAATGTGTCCTTTGACACGGTGCGAGAGACGGAGCAGGGATGGTTGTCGTTTCGATATTGCCGATTTGTCTACAAAGACAAGAAGGCACGAGATGACTTCCTTGGGTATGTTGGCTGGCTGAAGGCTCCTATCACTTCACAGTGGTGGAAGCCCCCTCGCGAGCTGCGTACCCTTTTCCCCATTAGGCGGAAAGGTGGTTACGTTGTAGCTAGGGCGATCTCCGTAAAAATGGAGTAAGCCCTATTAAGAACAAAGATCAACCACGCTAATCACGTGGCCCAGGCACTCCCCTTCGGGGGGGTGCCTGGGTGATCATTGTCGCCATTGACTGCAGATG